AAAACAAAATTCAAACAACAGTAGAACTAATGTCTAAAGATTTAACTGAGAATACAGAATTTAGAATCAAATGGCCACGGGGCCAACTTGGTTCGCTTCCCGCAGATAGCGAGCAATTTATGATGATCGAGGATCTTTACAAGACCACCGATAAGTTAAACAAGCACATAGAATCTATGGCTTTAAACAAAGTCAACATAGAATTTTTAACAAAACAAATGGACAAAGTTTTAACTGATATAGAAAAATTAAAAGATGCATCTAGAGAAATGAAATACACCAATGGAAACGGGAGTTACCCAAAATGATCGAAGCGGTGATAGGATTATTGATGTTCGTAAACGGAGAAATTAAGGAACACCGTATTCAACCCTCGATGGCAGTTTGTTTACGCGGTAAGCGTGAAGCGGAGAGGACCTACAGTGAAAGTGTGTCTTATAAATGCTGGAAGGGTAAAGCAAAGACAGAAATATACATGGGTGAAAAATCTATAAAAGCAATAATACTTGACTAAAAAGAATCCAATAGCTAAATATCTTAAAGATAGACGTTATCGTCAAATTGTGATAAAAAACAAGAAAGCATATAACAGGAAGAAATATGAACAAAAAAGGATTATTACACACGATTGATGTAGCAGCACAAGTTGTTAATGGACATTGTCCTATGTGTCTTGAAGAAAGTATATTTGTATCAGTTTATAAAACTATTTATAGATGCACTACATGTGGTGCAGATATTGAGCAAAAAATAAATGGAAAAATTAGTTATATGCCTCATGTAAATGATAAAGATCAAATAAGAATTAGACAATTTAATGAGTAGAAAAGGTTCTTTCGGCAAAATAACTAAACCTATACGCGAAACCCCTCGTAAAAGACCCGGTCGACATACCAAAAGATTAAGTAAAAATCAAAAAAGGATGTGGAAAAAAACTGGAAAATATAGAGGTTATCGTGGCCAAGGAAGATAGGGGGTTGACAAATCTCCCTGTTTATCCTATATAGAATAAAAGAAAGGAATATATGCGATATACATATACAATAACAGATGCTGATGGCAAATCAGAGACTGTAAAAAATATGAGTTGGAAGAAAGCTTTTAAAAATATTATTGTTAAAGATAATAAATTTAATGGCTCGGTTTCTTACACCAATAAGAAAGATAACGCACAAACGAAAGTAATAAAAAATGGCAAAATCCAAAGAGAGAAATATTAGTATAAAAGTCGCTAATATTACCCCTAAGCAATGGGCTAATTTAGTTATTGAGTTAAATTTAATGGCGGCTGCATGGAAACCTTATGGTCCTAGAATTAGATTAAAGACTCATAATTTTGAAAGAATAATTAAATGGGGAAGGAGACGAAATGAAGATAACCGATCAACTAGACGAAGCAGCAAGAAATTGGAATCGAACGAAGAATTCGAAATATAAAGAAGAATGGTATAAACTTATAAAGGAGTGGGCTAATGGATCTTATAATAATACAAGAAGGAGTGTTGACTCTTGTACCAGTGACCAAACAAATGATGGAATATATAACATTATTTAAAAAAATAAATTGTTTTGAATTATGTGACATATTAAGATTAAAACTAACAACGTATGTTGATGTTCTTAATGCTCACATGATGAATGATGATAGTGGATCTTTTTACGGATGTATATGCAAATAGAATTGAAAAGGACCGGCGTCCAAATAATGCCTCGCGCTATTCCCTGTACGTCAAGCAATAACCCTGGTTTTAACCGGGATAGCCTCGGAGCCTTTGCTCACCTGGGAGTACGTGCACGGAAACCAGGAGGGTTGTTATGAACATATTAGAACACCCCGACACATTTCTCAGATTAAAATCAGAAGCTATTAATCTTCCATTAACTCCTGAAGACAAAGGACTAATTGAAGCAATGAAAAAAACTATGTATGAAAACAATGGCATAGGATTAGCAGCTATCCAAGTAGGTTACCAAAAACGTATATGTGTAATGGACACCACTCGTAGTCAATCTAATCCCATTGTAATAATTAATCCAGAAATTTTGGGTTTTTCAGAAGAACATTTAGGACATACTGAAGGTTGTCTCTCCGCTCCAGGTAAAAATGGTTATCCACGTAGAAATAAATGGATAAAAATAAAATATATTTGTGAACACGAAAAACAAGTTACTAAAACATTTTATGATTTAGCAGCGCAGTGTATTCAACACGAGATAGATCATATGAACGGTAAATTATGTATTGATTACACCCACTCTAAAGAGGGAAATGAGAGTAGGTGATTGTGGTGAGAATTATTTAGCCTCTAACACAATTTGAACACATTGTCAATCATGTGTTTACTTTAGGTTTAGGTTTAGGAACTATAATTTTTTCTTCTAGATTTTCACTTCCATAACAAAAAAATTTAATAATAGTTCCATACTTATTTATTTCTGTAGGACCTATCTCTTTTGCTTTGTCAATAGCTTCTTCATATCCCGCAATCATACACTCATAGTGGGTATTATATATTTCATCCATTTGATGTGGTGGTAAACAAGTATTATAAACACTTGTACAAATAATCATACTTAATATAAATTTCATCTTGACAACCCCTTATTCACTCCTATATAGTGCTCATAATTAAATGAAAGGAAACAATGACTGATATAACTAAATATAGAAATGTTTCGCTAACGCACGAAACATACAAGACTTTAATATCATTGTCCAAAGTTTTATTGCCCGATGCAAAACTTTCTATCAGCAAGACTGTGGAATGTTTAGCAAATGAAAAAGCAAAAAAACTTAACGGCAAGATTAAAAAGGAAAATAAATGATAGCCATCTGTCACAATTGTAAAGGCAATGGCTACATTAAAATAAAGAACGAAGAAGATCAACAGATGTATGTTCATCAATGTTGGCAATGCGATTCGAAAGGTGAAATTAAACATGAAGATGATGATCATTATTGGAATCATATTCCTCTTATGGGGCTGTAAACATACAGAGTTTCACGGGTATGATCCAGCTACTTCAGTATTAAAATGGATAATTACAAATGATAAGCACAAATGATATAGCTTATATTGCTGGGTTATTTGATGGAGAAGGCAGTATTCAATATAAAAAATATTGGGAAGTTAAAAAGAAACATAAAGGACCTGGTACGAGAAAAACTCACACTTGGAGAATAAAAATGGAAATGGCTATGACGGACCAACATGTGATACACTGGGTACACGAAACTTTGAAAGTAGGTACTGTTCGACCTAAAAAAGTTGATCCAAAAAATAAAAAACAATGGCGTTGGCGATGTAGTTTTAGAGACGCATATTATGTGGCTAGATTATTATGGCCCTATGCTAAAACTAAATTACATAAAATAGAACAAATTATAGATCATTACTCACCAGATTATGTATTCGAAGAAAAAGTGGTAAGTTTACAACAATATAGGGAGGCAATGAATCTAGAATGACCGAAGAAAAAGAAATAAAGCAAGAAGTAAGTTATGGAGTATTAACGTGGGGACCATGTATAGTACATTTAAAAATCTCAGAAGATTTTCATAAACTATTAATGGAAGAAGCTAATGCGAGTAGAGTAAAAGAATTAGACTATCGTACTAAATTAGCAGGAGTCATTAAGGAAGAATATATGTTTCGTAAGAAAGAAACATTTCTGCCATGGGTATCTCAATGTCTGGGTATTTATAATGAAGCATTTCAAAAACATAAAAATGTTTATTTTAAACCTGAAGATAAACCTAATTATTTATTAACTTCTTTATGGGTAAACTTTATGAAAAAGAATGAATTCAATCCACCTCACGATCACTCAGATGCTTTATCGTTTGTAATTTTTTTAGATGTACCTGAAGAAATTACAAAAGAACAAGATGCTTACACAGGAAATTCAGGTGGACCTGGATCACTTGGATTTATTTATGGTGAGGGTAATAGACAAGCTATCACTTATCAATCCATTAAACCTAAAACGAGAGATATGTTTATCTTTCCTGCGTGGGTTAAACATTATGTGGCACCATTCTATTCAGATGTAACGCGTATATCTGTATCAGGAAACGTTGCAGATTCTGTTCAACTAAAAGACATGCAAAAATATAATGCAGCAAAGAAAGAATATGCAGGACCCCAGGGATAAATTTTTTATATTAGTATTTAGCGGACTTAGTTTTGTCATAGTTCTCAGTCTATATATGATGATTTTTGTAATATGAGTAAGAAAGATAAAGGTCGAAAATGGGATGGAAAATCAAGGGTTTCCACAGATTTGTATAGAAAAAGATGGGACGAAATTTTTAAAAAAAAATCTAAGAAAGAAAAGCTAGATGAAACTAAAAAATTTTTAGAAGAGATAGCCGATAGGAATGGATTTTGACTTTAAGTTATGGACTAGGACTGTTAGGTACGGGAGTAGTCGTAATCGCCCTTGTAATAATTTTAATTTATAAAATAACTAATGAAAAAAAATAATAAATATAACTATATCACTGGTACACAGCACACGGACCAAGGATCACGGACCTATGATATAAATGGTTCTAGACTTCCTTCAGTGACTACGATATTAGGCAAGACCAAAAATCAACAATTCTTAAAAGACTGGAAGGCAAAAGTTGGAGAAACAGAAGCAGAGCGAATCAAGAATCTATCTTCTAAGCGAGGGACTAGCATGCACAAGTTCTTGGAGAATCATATCACAGGAGTTGGCTACGATGATCTTACAGGGCTCGGACAAGAGGCGAAAGCCATGGCCCAAAAAATTATTGAAGAAGGTTTGCTGCCTGTGGAAGAGTATTATGGCTCAGAAGTTACACTACATTATCCTGGCCTTTATGCTGGGAGCACTGATCTCGTTTGTAATCACAACGGGATGGATACTATTGTAGACTTTAAACAAGCGAATCGTCCTAAAAGAATTGAGTGGATTGAGGATTATTTTCTACAAATTGCCGCGTATTGTATGGCACACGATCACGTTTATCAATCAGAAATTAAACAAGGTATAATAATGGTCTGTACTCCTGACCTATATTACCAAGAATTCAAGTTTCAAGACGCTGATTTAAGGTCTTGGAAACACAAGTTCCTTAAAAGATTAGATATGTATCACGAATTACAATTCGATGAGAAAGAAGTAATGAAACAAGGAGACTTACAAACTTTACTAAAGGAGATGACCAATGGAAAATAAAAAGAAACCAACCGTTTATATAGGAATGCCGTGTTATGACACGATGAAGGTTGAAACCTGCGTTAGTATATTAAATACTTATGCGGTGCTTGCTAGAGCTGGAATTACTTGTACGTTCAAGTCTGTTAAATCATCACTCGTGACTCATGCGAGGAATCTATTGACTGCTGGATTCATGGCGTCTGAATATGATTATATGTTATGTGTCGATGCTGATTTGGAATTCCCACCGGAAGCGGTGCTTAGAATGTTAGTACCTGAAAAGGATATTATCGTTACGCCTTATAGGTTAAAAGAGAATCCTTTAAAAACTCGATACCCGGTTGAACATGTGGACCCTGAAAATATAAAAATTTTACCGTTTGATTTAGTAGAGTTGAAGTCGGCTCCTGCTGGATTGATGTTAATTAATAGATGTGTGTTTAGGACGTTGATGGCGAAGTATCCTCAGAAGAAAATTAAATTTAATAAAGAACATCAGGATAAGATGGACGCTGAGGTTGGTTATAGAGGAGCCATTGAAAAATATATGTATAACTTTTGGGATACAAGTTTTAAGGATCATGAGTGGAAGGGTGAGGATTTGGCCTTCTGTGAGCTCGCTAAGCGTGCCAGTATGAAGATTTACGCGAATCTTGACTCATGGACCACGCACCATGGATCATGGGGCTTTAGGGGCAAGTTTGGAGATTCATTAATCAAAAAGGAGGATAAATGAGAGAACAAATATATAAAACCTTGATGTTGAAGTACCAGTATGAGATGGAGGAAGCGCTATTAAAAATAGACTATCTTATGACTACACCACAACCTGTGATTGTAGAACATACTGATATTACAGGCGAGGTTGACAAATTGTTACATAAAGTTGCCGAAGCCAAAGAAAGTATGGCAATATTAAGGCAGTATTATGGCACAAATTAGACTGGACATTTTCTATAAGAGATTCTGGAGATAATTTAGTGTCATTAAAAAAAAACATGAAAAAAAAGTGTCTTTATGTCCAAAAAGAAAAAAAGATAGCAATACCAATGCTTTTAATCGATTTTAGTGGACATTTTAGTGGACATTTTTTCTCAAACTGGACATTATATAATGTCCATAGTAGGAGTGCCTTCGCGCGCGCGTGAGCCTGCTTAACATTAAGTGATTTATCTGGTAGAACTCTTATATGCCTAAGAAAAGAAGAAAAGCTGTTGCCTCATTTGGAACTCCCGATATACCTTTTCCTAAAGTCCGAGTGGAGTGGATCGACTGTGTGAGCGATTCGGGCTGGGCTACTGATAAAGAGTTTGATCGAATGAAATTTGCAAGACCAATAAATGAAGGTTGGTTATATTCAAAAGATAAAAAATCTATAAAATTATTTGCTTCTTATGATAGGGAAGATGATGGTAGTTTTAGTTTTGGGGATCGGACGATGATTCCTCGTCAGTGGGTTCGGAAGATTCAGAAACTTTAGGAGATTCAATTGCTTCACCTTCAACAGTCTTTGCATTTAAAAGAGGTGCGTAGTCGTCTAATATTTGTTTCATCTTTGCTTCTAATTGCTCTTCTGTCATTTCCTCTAGTTTACCTGTTTTTATTATTTTTCTGTCTATGTACAGTCCTGCTGCCTTTCCTCTATTTGTTTCAGCATTTACAGCTGAAGAGAAAGAACCTTTCTTCAAAGCAAGCTCTTTGATACGAGCAAGTTCAGCTACGTGTGTCTCATAATTAACTTCAAACTTTTTAAGTCTCTCTTCTTTGAGTTTACCTATGTATGCTGCTACTAATGGTGATATTCTAGGATTCATTAATTCTGATCCTTCTTGTCTTGCACGCTTAGGTGAATACCCAGCTAATACTGCTGCCTCAGATTGTGATACAGGTCCGTCTGGTCCGCCGAATACCACAAATTCAGCAAATCTTTTTTGCATTTCAGTTAATCTTTTTGGAAGTCCCATGTTTTCTACCGATGCTATATCCTATTATAAAACTACATCCCATCACAGATAAAATGGCTAATATATGCCATATTAAAAAATTCATATTTGACAATTTAAGGTAACATTGTTATATTGTCAATATGAAAGATGATGAGGTTAAAACATATAACGTTGGGGTCTTAGATGATAACAGAAGTAATCTAGATTTAACTAAACGAATAGATGATTTAGAAAATGAAATAGATAGATTAGCGGAAGAGAATAAAAATCTAATAACTATCAATGAACAATTAAGTGAAGAGTTAAAAAGATGGAAAGGAAAAAGAGATGCTTAAAAATAAAAACCACGACAAGATGATTGATCTCAGTTTACTAATTGAGCAACATAAAAAAGAGATATGGGCTTATAAGATGAAGGAATCTGAGTGGGTCAAAACACAGAATCAATTAGAGGGAGCTAAAAGAATTATTGAAGACTTATCCGGAGAACTATTGTCATATAAAAAACAATTGGAAGAGTGCCAAAATGAAATGTCTCTTCTTAAAGGTATTGGTCTTAACTCTCCTGAAATGAAAGCTTTACAATCTTCTAACAAACATTTAAAGGAGCAGGTCGAAGCATATAGAATTCAACTTAAAAAAGCAGGACTATGAGAGTACAAGACTTCCAGCAATTCCTTTCCCAATTCACAAAAGGATCTGATGCAATTAAAAATGCCCAGGTCTTTGTGGAAGTAAATGGTAAACTTGCAGATGTTAGACGTCTTGAAGTACATGAAAATTCTGTTCCAATTTTAGGACATAAAGGTCACACAGCTCATAGATTAGTTATCAAAACTCAAAAACCTAATAGTATAATCTTACCTGAAAAACTTCAGAAAGATTATTAAATGGACGACGATGTCACCTCAAAATCCCGATGGGTCCAGAAGCTAAATTATATAAAAAATTACGTAAAGTTTCTAAAGAAATTTTGTGGATTAGAATTGAAAACCTTAGCTCTTTGGGGACTCCTGATCTATTGGGCTACAATAATTCTGGCACCTTTTTCACAGTAGAACTAAAAGTCACGAAGAGTAACAAGGTAAGATTTTCACCACATCAAATTGCCTTCCATAAGACACATCCTAAGAATACATTTATCTTAGTCGAGGCCCTTGGTCAAAGGTCCTCGAAACTTGTTCAATACTTCTTGATCCCTGGCTCAAGGATCTCGGAGCTTGTAGCTTGTGGCTTGAGGCCTAAGCTTGAGGCTTGTTGCTTGACGCTTGACGCTTGTTGCTTGAAGTTTCAGAACCTGAACTAGGTTCTGGTTTAGGTTTGCTTGAAGCTTGCTGCTTGAGGCTTGAAGCTTGGTGCTTCCTTCTCTCTGCCCGGAGGGCTGCATAATATTTCGGGTGTTTGAATTCCATTAGTGTTTACCGTAGGCAACATTCTTAACAGATCTGTCCCAGCATGCACGGCAATCTTTGCATTCATTGCCTTGCTCAGCTGCAGGGCATGTCTTGCCAGATGTCACCACGGTGCTGGTCCATGGCCAGTGCTTCACGGGCCCCTGGTCTATCATATGGGAAGAGATTCTGATAATTAAATTTTTAGGCACCACGTCCGGGTCCATGAGCGTTAAGAATTTAACTTCGCGTGTTGGCATCCAGTGCCTGGTCTCCGGTGTACGCTTGCATACTTCGAATATGTTTTTTAGATGGTCCGGTGACTGGATGTCCCCAGAGTCGTGCCACCTGAACCACTTCTCTCCGGTGATCAGTGTCACCATGGCGTCTACCCATCTCGGGTCGGTCAATGCTGTCAGTCTCCGGTCCAGAGCTTCTTTTACATTCTTGAACCTGTAGCGCCCCTTCATGGCGTAACAGCCGGCGCAGACTGAGCCAGGGACCTTCTGCAGCTTCACCCCGGTGATACATCTCCAGGCCGGCAGATTGTGCGCTGGTCCGGGCATCTTGCTTGGTGAGCTCAGGCCCCCGGTTATTTTTCTAGCTTCTTTTTTTAACATTTAATTCTCCTTTATAATCCTATAATAGCTTGAAGCTTGAGGCTTGTCAAGCTTGGCGCTTGCGGCTTGGTGCTTGAAGCTTGCGGCTTGCCGCTTGCAGCTTGAAGCTTCTTTTTTATAGCCATTGGCGCTGAGCCAGCGCCAATGGTTGATTAATATTTTAATACTCTGTGGTCCTGGTTGTCGACTCATCCGTAGAACTTCCTTTGTTTTGCATATCTTGCGCTGTCCATCTCCATGAGTTGTTGAAAGTTTTCCACAATCTCTCTTGCTCTGAAGCCACCATCTCCGATAGCTATCTCCGCGGCTGTGTAAACTCTTTCCGCAATGTCTTTTGGATTAAGATTACTTCTTAAATAACCTTCCTTTGTAAATGTAGCGTCTAGCGCTTCTTGGTATTGTTTTTCTTTTTTGTTCATATATATCCTTTCTAAATTCATCCTATCAAATCCTACCAGGTCCTGTCAAGCTTGAAGCTTGCAGGAATCAAAAATCAA